TTATACCAATCTAAGCTCAATCGCTTCGATTTTCTTGTTCATGCCGACCGTTCCGATCATGCCAGATGTCCAGCGAGTCCATCCAATGTCCTGAATGTGTACTCTAGTCTGCAACTTCTTACCGTTTAATCCCTCGGCGATTAACTCGATTGCTTCCATCTGCAAACCTTTCCCGGTTGTACCGATGACTGTATCATGCTTAATATAGCCAAAATCCTTAAGCCCGATATTTTGGATATGGGCACGAGCCTTGATCTTAAAATTCAACTTACGCATGTCAATCTTGATTGCTTCCAGTGCCCGATTCTGCCCCACGGTTCCGGCGATACCTCCGTTTACCGCATCCATCCAGCCTTTGCCAGATACATGTGCCTGATACCATAGAGGTGTTTTTGGCTTCGGTGGCTCTGATGGCTTCGCTGTCTGTTGTTTGATATGAGCCTTGATCCGCTCAATGAAATATGCTTTTGTTGCACCTCTACCCCCGTGAATCTCTACTGATCTATGAGGGCAGCTTGTCGCGTAAACTTCTTGATGCAATCTGATTGTGTTCTCGTTAGGTGTGATTCCATACTGGATACATTTACTTGCAACCAGCTGAAAAGCTTTTTCTTCATTGTGTTTGAAAACTCCTAAGTCCCCCATGCTCTGACATACTTCTACGCTTAAATAGTTTAAATTTCCATCTAAGTTTCCACAATGCCATGCGCAATTTGAATCATCTTCCGCCTGCAAGATGCTGTCCTGAGCCACATAATAATGCGCAAATCCATTCTCTAATGGATGTGTTTGCAACCAGTTTCGATAAAACGCTGCATTAGCATTTTGGCTGCCGGCATCGTTATGGATAAAAATTCCGATTGGATTTCTCCCTCTATTTCCTGCTACTCCATTACAAATACTCATATCTCTTCCTCCTTCGAACACAACAAAAGAGAGTCCGAAGACTCCCTTTACTTTTTGCTATTTTATTCATTTTTTCCAAGCTGTTTAATTGTCTGATTGATGTATGTACTCAGACCTGCCACTAAAATGCCTTGCACAATCGCTGTAAATACTGCCATCGCAATTTCCTGCATCGTGCCTAATGGACAAGTAGCAATCACATAGATTGTTGCCAAGAAGATTCCTCCTGCCCCTAAAATCGCCGGAATGTACTTATCTTTCACTGCCTGCGACTGCTTTAACCCCATACCGCAAAAATACAACACTACTGCTACTACAATCAACTCTGGTTTGACATAATTCATAATCTGTTCCATACTCATCCTCCTTTATTTTTCGATGATACTTTCCATAAGTTCATCTCTGATTTCTTTCATTCTTTCAATTCCGTTTCCAGTGATCTGATGATTAAGCATCGCTGCCAAACACTTGGTCTGCGCTTTTTGCATTCCCTCCAACACCTGCAGTCGCTTATAATCTTTTTCGTTATAAGCTTCCAGTTGCTCCACTCTTTTGGATATCTTAAATGCCGGTCGGACTACTTTTGCAATTATAGCTCCAGCTCCACCTACAATGCTGATGGCGCCACAGATACTCAAAATTTGCTGTATAAATTCCACTCTCTTCCTAATCCTTTCTTTATTTTATGCAACAAAAATAAGACCATTACGGTCTTGCTCTAATCTCCATTATTCTCCTCCTATGCCGTTCTAACCCACATGTAGCAGGTTATATATGGCTGTAAGTTGCTATGTGCCTTACCTCCTCCGGCAGAAGCGGATACAAATCCATCAGATCCGTCTTTATTAGGATTTTTCGTTCTGAGCAATCCGAAACCAGTATCTGACTCTGACGTAACCCCATACCATTCCGGTTTCGGGACGTTATGAGTGTGTCTCGGCATCTGATCGACTGTAAGTGTTACAGTTTTAGATCCACCTGTCTTCTCTGCCTTGTTAAATTCTGTCTGAGATGTATCCACGCCTACTGGTACACGTCCTTTCCCCCATTCCATCCATGCGGTTTGCGGAAAAAGCTCCGAAGGGTTTGTTGGATTCACAGACATGTAAATTGACCCCACTGGATAAATAAGATTAAAAAAAGACTGAGGGGGATCAAAACCATCTGCATCCAAACTTGTCCTTTTCCTTTCTCCGGTCCGATAATCTTCTATATAACAATAGATTCCGTTTCCTGCCAGAAGCTGTGTTAGCCTATGTTCCTGTGGGGAAGAAGTCCATCCGTCACCTTGCTTAAAGTACAAATCATCTGTTGCTACAATAGCGCCCTTACTTATCTTAAGATTTACTTTGTGCTTTGCTTCCACAACGGTATTATCATCGATGTGGTGCGGCGAAATAAACTCATCGACACTTGTAAAATTCGCTCCAATAAAATCAAAACCTTTGAATGTCTCCGCCTCTATATTGGATGCTGTAAATTTAAACAGTCCCCAAAATGAGCCATCCCACCGGTACACAGCGCCTTGCACCCTACCACCAGATGTGCCGGTATTCTTCCAAAGCATTCCCACATATGGATCGACAGGCTCTGTCTCGCTTTCTGTGACTCCTGTTGGATTTCCGTCTGCTCCGTTATCGCCGTGCACTCCGATAATAACTGGGGTTGTATTTATCGATGTGCCGTTTGTATAGGCTGTGTTTTCATAACTCCAAAGATATTTCTTTTCAGGTGTGATCTGCTGCATAACAATTGTCCATCCATCAGTGCCTGTTGTGATTCCAGTATTTCTGTCGGATGCAAGATAATATTTTGTGATATTTTCGATGCCGACACCATTTTGCCCCGGCTCTCCCGGCTTTCCAGGTTTGCCAGGTTTTCCCGGAGCACCGTCAACACCATTCTTTGACACCGAATAAGACGTTGTACTGCTTCTGTCTGTATAAGTGATAATTGTGCGGGTCCAGAGATATTTACCAGCTTCTACTGGCACTGGGTACGCACTCCACTCACCCGTAGGCACTTCTGTGCCGGATTCTCCTTTTTGATAGGACACCGTGGATTTTTCTACGCTGACAACTTGATTTTTCAACTCTTCCAGTAGCTTAGACACGTCCTTTGTCGGGTTACTTACAAGCAATTTGTAATTTGCCAAAACTCCGGTGTCTTCGCCTTTCACGGTATAGTGATTCTTTACAGACTGGATTCTTGCGGAGATATAGGTTGGTTCTGTAAAACTATGGTCTGCAATCTGTATTGTATCCCCGATGTCTGCCTGCAAATCATACAGTTCCGCTTCATAAGCAACTTTCTTCTCGTTTTTCGTCTTTAGCTCTGACAGCCCCCGATTAAAGAGTTCCTGCGCATTGTCGGTATCATATTCAAACGTACCGTTAATATATCCTAAAAATTCAGTCTGCCCCTCATACCCGTAAGCTCTAAACCTAGACCATTTATCATGTGCCTCTCTGTCATAAATCTTTGTATGTCCTTTAGGGCTGTAATATCTCCCATCATCATAGACCACGTCTGCAATCGTAAGTCTTTGGTGCGTTTCTTCGTTTTCTTTTCCGAAACACCGCATGCAAGTGCATAAATCTTCGATTGATTCGTTCCTACTGAGAGACACTAGATTCTGCTCATCCACAAACCTTTGATTCGTAAAATCTTGCCCGAGAGACTGATAGATGTTTACAACTTGCTTTACCACTTTTGAGCCTTCCATGATAATTTCAAAATCGCATTCTGCCTCGAAAGTATTCATGATCATTCCAATTCTGGCCAGTTGACTGTCAGTCAGACTGGTGTATTTTGTTGCTCGCTTTCTATCTGCGATTTCATTGATTCCGATTGTCCAACCGGTATCTCCTAAGACTCTCTCCATTGTTACAGCAACCGGTTCCGGATTTCCAGTTGTATCCCATTCGTCTGCATCCTCGTTAATCAGGTCAAGCCCGATATCCTCGCAATGGACAGATAACTCCGAGCCTCCCTCCACTGTCATAATCGTGTACAATCGGTGCTTTCCATATTTATCAATAAAAGCAATATAGTTCCCAACTTTAACATGCTCGGAATCCTTGTGGTTGGAGATTGTGTCAAAATCGTAAATACCTGTTGCTACGTTGTTTGCAATACTAATTTCCTGACCTCCGGAGCTATCGTCGATTGGTAAGCTTCCTTCTGCATCTGTCGACGGATTCGCAAGCACGTTCATATCCCTTCCTATAATAAACCACTGCATGTTATCCCCACCTTTCTCTGTATGTCACTTCTACATCTGGCATTGTCGCAAACTCAGACACTGCTATGCCAAGTGCATGCTCTCCCGGAGGTAAGAGCAATACTTCGCTACCAATATCTACACGATCCCAGTTTTTAATATCGTTTATAAACAACTCGTTAGTTTCCCCAACAAGTTCCACCACATCGCCGCTTTGCAAAAAATTCGGAATGTCATAATAATACTTTACATTATGTTTCGTAACATTTAATGCTCGGATATTATTGTTTGTAATTGCTCTCCTGCCTTGATATGCTGCGCAATACCAAGTCACTTTCTTCAGTTTGGCATTCGGTTTGTTTGTAAAAAATGTCTTTTGCAGTCCATCCTTGCTGAATGCTACCGTGATTTTACTTCCGATTTTTTCCACAACCATAAACGGACCGCCATCATTTCGCCCAGTGACATAAAAATTAGTCGTTTCTCTTGTATCCCAAACTCGCTTGTTATCAATATAGATTGCCATATCTGACCGCTCTGCAATCGGGTTATTGTCCTCGAACACGATAGAGCAGATCACATTGTCATTCTCGTCTGCGAACGTCACTGAATTATGACCTACCTCGACTGGCTTATTCGGTGATCCATCCGTATTCAAGTCGAATCTCCATTCTGCACGCCAATTTGTGGGCAGCCCCCCGCTTGTAGATGGAATCATCTTGGTAAGAGACGGACCATGCCAACTATTGCCGGTACCGTAAGCTGTGGCTTTTACAAATCCTTCGTTCTGCGATGGATTTTCTGTTGTATATCCAACTGAACCCACTTGCAATCTCTCATGCGTAACTGGTGGAGTTACGCCATTGTTAAGTATCCATCCTCTATCCTGAGTAAAGTGATCATCAAAAAGTTTTACAGATTTTTCCTTTGTTTCTCCGTCTACTTCTCCGGGATTTCCTACCTGATAAAAACGATCTTCCAATACCAACCCAAGATATCCATTCTCTGACCTCATCTTGCTTCTTACTGTAATCGGTACCGGCTTATTTCCTGTGTTGACCAGAGTTATCGTCTTTCCGCCGTTATTCTTTGCTGTTTTGACTTGATCAGAATACTTATAAGGGTCTGCACAGTAAAAAGAAAAGCTGCTTTTTACGCTTAAAAGACCGGGCTCCACGGAATCTACATCACTCTTTGTTCCGATAAAATACTTATCCGGCTCATCATTAAAAATGAGTTTTGCCTGCTCTTGATCGAGAATCGCGGTAAGTTTATTAAACTTTTCACGGAAAGAAGCCGGAGAATCGGCGGTAAGGGAATAATGAACCGTAATAACACGGACTGGATCTCTTTTGTCCTGATATTTACTTCCACTTTGGAAACCAACTTGAAAATCACTCACCTCTGTTTCGAGCAATTCTCTGCCTTCCACCTGCAAAGTGCGGTATCCCTCAATTTCATTTTCGATATACTTTCCATTAATACTCATAGCCTCAGAGGGGAGATTTTTGCCCCTCTGATACTCATTCACATCTATAAAGCTATACATTTCTGTATCCCTGCTTTCTCATTTTTCTTTTTTCCAGCTTTTCAAGCTCGTCCTGCGTATAAACCGCTGTTGCTTTGGCAATTTCTTTTCCATCCAGTTCGGACGTGACCACAAAAGTGTATGTGATGTTTCCACGGTAATTATATTCATCGGATAATTCCCTGCCTCCAGACGAACTGCTTACATGCGTATTTCTTACTGTGTCTACACTTGCAATCGTAGGTACGTCTATACTGCGGTCCACCGCATAAGTAAGACCGTAAGTCGCTGCCATCGGTTCCATTACCGTTTCCGCCGGAATAATGCTTCTCGTCTTTGGCATGCTTGCCCTAGCTGCCGCCGCAGAACTTGCAGCTGCAGACATCTGTGCGGCGATTGATTGAATCCTGCCAAGACTTGCTGCCAATCCATTCGCAAAATTAATACCGATACTTAATCCGCTACTATACGCACCCGGAGCTGCGCTGCTTAATGCCGCTACAATCGACACCGACATCATATTAGCTGTTGCGATTGCTCTGCTTGCGCCAGAAGATAAAGCAGAATTAAATCGACTCATCGTTTGATTTGCAATATTCGGAAGAGGTTGAAGCCCTTTTGTAACTCCATCTTTTACTCCGTCTCCCATCTTTTGCCCAGCGTTCCTTGCTCTTCCTGCACCATCGTTAAATGCGCTCACAAGGGAGTTTACTGCGCTCTTTGCCTTGTTTCCGAGCGCATCCAATCCATCATTTACAATGCTGACAGAATCTTTCATGCTCGTGATAGATTTCTGCGCTGACTTTGCGTTTTTGGAAATGGATTTCATGCTTGAATTTACGGATAAAAGAGCTGCCGCCATTGTCAGTGTTCCTACACTTCCTGCGAGCATTGCTACTCCAAATGCAGCGATTCCGACTGTTGCCGCTAATGATAAAGCAGCAAGCAATGCAAAGGACGTTGTAAGCAATAACATTGATGCACCTAGTGCTACTGATACCGCCATTAAAGCAGTAAATCCTGCCACACCCAATAAAGCGCCTGCCGCCACAAGTGGAAGTGCCACTGCCACGATCATGATACTAGATGCAACAAGTGAAAGTCCTGCCCCGAGTACCAGTGTTCCTGCTGCCAACAACATCATGCCTGCTGCTGTTACAATAACCGCTGCCCCCACCAAAGCAAGCCCCGCTCCTACGACCATAAGTCCGGCACCGAGGATAATACTTCCCGCTCCTGCGAGCGTTGCTCCTGCTGCAAAAGCCATCATCGCAAGGGATAATTGCAAAATTGCCGTAGCACCCGCTGTGCCGTAAGCTGTCACAATCGGAAGTACTGCAGTTACCACTGCAAGCGCAGCTCCTGCCAGCAATGCTCCGACTCCAACCAGTAGTGCTGCAGCTCCAAATGCAACCAGTCCGATTGAAGCTGCTGTAAGAGCTGGTCCCACTGCGGCCGCTACTACCATTAAGGCGCCGATTGCCACAATCAGGCCAAACATAACTCCGACAGCTAAAGGTCCTGCATTTGCTAAAGATATAGATGCAGTAGTCAATAGCATCATTCCTGCTGCCGCCACGAGTACTGCCGCACCGAAAGCGAGCAAACCCACAGCCCCGGCAGTCAATGCTGGTCCTACCATTTTTGCAACAATCATAAGACCTGCGATTGCCACTACCATACCAACCATCACACCAATTGCAAGTGGTCCCGCACTGGCGAGATTGATCGCTGCACTGGATAAGACATAAAAAGCGGCGCTCACCATCAATAAACTCGCCCCGAAAGCAATCATCGCTTTTGACATTGCTGCAAGTTTTTTCGTTCCACCAGACATTGTAGATAACATTTTCATCATTCCGAGTCCAAGCCCCGCCACGACTGCCACAAGTCCCGCAAGTACACCCACCGCCAATGGTCCTGAGTCCGCTACCGCCTTTGCACTCTGAGCAAGCAAGAAGAATCCTCCACTGATTAAAGCAACTCCGGCACCAAGCATCATGAACGACTTTGCAGATGCTATCATTTTTTTAGAACTTGACGAACTGCTTTTACCTACTGCTTCTTGCCCCTTAGAGATTCCGAACAATTTTCCTGCGATTTTACTTATTCCTGTCCCTGCAAGACCTGCAATCGCACTCGTAAATACTCCTACAAACGGAGCAACACTTTTTACAATCTTAAAGCCCTTATATGCAACAACAAGCTTCGGAATCTGAGGAATTACTTTCGCGATAGTTTCAGAATGGTCTTCTAAAAATCCGGCAAATGTTTGCAAAGCACCGCTTGCGGAATCCATTACACCGGCGAAAGAACCGATACTTTCTGTAGAGCCAAACGCACCAGTAACCTTTCCGAGATCTTTTCCGATCGCCGAAAACGCGTCACCGAAAGCAACTTTCACCTCAGAAGCTTCTGTTTTCAAAACATTCCAGTACCCGCTTGCTTTATCAAGAAATGAGGTTAATTTCCCAGCGATTGCATCCCCATCCATTTCTCCGAACTTATTAATAATTCCGTCCAAAGACTTGATTGCTCGACCGGACAAAACATCAAATGACGGTGCCAGTTTGTTACTTACTGTTTCGGTCAGGCCATCCATCGCCTGATCTACTGTCTTGTATTCTGTCGCAAGCTTCGTGAATGCATCATTTGTACCAACTTTCGCAATCGCATCGAAGAAATCTTCTGTCACAATTGTTCCGGCTTGCACATTTTGCACAAGCTCTGTGGTTGACATTCCCATTTCTTTTGCCACCGCTGCAATACCAGCCGGAGTCTGCTCAATCATGAGCTTAAAATCCGCCCATGCAACTGTCGGCTTTGCTGCCATCTGCGTGGCTTGCTGACTTAAGGTTTTCATTGCCTGCTTTGGGTTCTCTGCCGCAGCTGCTAATCCTCCAAAGCCTTTTACAAGCTTGTTTGTGCTCTTAATACCTACCGCACTCAACTGCGCATAGGTACTTGCCATATCAGATGCGCTGTAAATTGTATCTTCTGCAAACTCCTGCAACTCTTTTTTTACAGAGGAAATCTCATCCGCGCCTTTTCCGAGCATCGACATATTACCATTAAAAGTCTTCCATGCAGCACTTGACGAATTGAGTTCTGACACCATACCGCCAATTCCGGATGTAATCGTTCCAAGCGCTTTTTGCCCGATTCCTGCCATAATGCCGAAACCAAGACCACTTGTCAAAGTATTTTTAAGGCTGTTTGCCGAGGACATCGCCGACTTAAAAGCCGATGTAAAACCTTTGTCCTGTGCAGATAATATCGCCTTTACAGAATAGCTTTCTGCCATGTCATCACTCTCCTTTCATCATTCTGCCGATTATGTCTAATCTTTCATTTTTCTTCTTGCGGTTCTTTACGCGATCCACTTCTTTTTCGTAGTCGAAGAATTTCCTAAATCTTTGGTAAACCGGTTTTGACTTCCCTTTTCCAACCTTTTTCTCTGCTTTTACAGCGAAATTTAAAAAGGCTTGCAGGTGATTACGGTAATCCTTATCTACCTCTTTTAATTGCACAGCCTCCATCAGCAAGTTGTATTCCGGGATTGTCAGTCTGTCGACCTCATCAAAACTTTTGAAGCCGAGATATCGGAAGCAGCTTAAAGCTACTTCCTTGTAGGTATCTTCAAAGTTTAAGCCTCCTGATCCAGTCTCTTCTTCTCTTTCTCCACTGCTTCCAGAACTTCTTTCACGATTCTCTTCACAGCATTTGCACTCTTTAAGAAACCCATTACAGTGTCGAATAATCCATCGATGTCAGTGTTTTCATCATCGATATACTCATCCAAAAAGTTTCTTGTAACTCTTAATTCTTGACCTTTATTTGCAATATCAAGGACGTTTACCAATGCTTCCGTGTCTCCATCCATTAAATTCATGAGCGCGTACCGAAATCCCACATCTTTTTTGACTCCCGGAGCACCGTCTACCGGGACATTGGTCTGTTTATTAATTTCTCTCAAAAATCCCATTCCAAAGTTAAACTGATATACCTGTCCTTTAATTGTTAATTCCATCATCTTTTATTCCTCCACTAAAAAGAGAGCGGTCTTGCCGCCCTCTATGTACACATTCTATTGCTTGTCCACTTTTGCCTTACTCTTTTTCCCTCTACCAATCAAGGCGGTATCACTAGAGGGAATTACGATTCCTGCGTAGTATCCTTAAATACATAGGCTGCTACTTCCTGCTGCTGCGTAGTCACTGTGACATCCCCTCTCTTACCTGATCCATTAATACCAAAAGTAAGAGATACTTCTACATTTTCCTCCGCAGAAGATGTGATTTCTACCTCTGTAAGGTATCCCTGGAAGTACATCCCTTTGAATTTATTCGGTCCCGGTTCAGCCGAATCTTCTAAATTCACTTCCCAAATTTCGATAAGTTTATCACTGTCCATAGCATCTTCGAGCTCAGCAATCAGCTTATCTCCTTTGGATAATACGGCTGTTGCAGTAATTTCTGTCTCTGCAGCTCCCGGTGTACGGATAGATCCGTCTTTGGTAGCCGTAGACTCCGCATCCTTACTTTTTGTTCTTCCATTTTCTGTTGTGAATGCAAGATTTTTTGCAGCTTCTGTTTTTGCTTTTTCTGCAATACGGTACAGATAAACGATTTTCTTACCGGATACCGCCTCTGCAAATAACTGTAAACCTGTCTTAAACATGCTTTTTCTCCTCTCTAACTAAAACTAAATTCTATTTCTAACAGCCCATGTAAAAGCGGCTGCTTTGTGGTCTTATCCGGCAAAATCCTTTGATTTACATTCCGGACATCCCATGCAAAATTATCGGTGTGATCCAATTTTCTGCATGTATTTTTAATTGCCAACAACATTTTTGATACTGTTCCTCTCTGCCTCGGATCGTTGTGCCAAACATGGATTGTCTGATACACATTGCCAAAGACAGCCGTTTTATTGGCATCGTCTGTCTGCTGACTGTCTGCAAGATAAATAAAAGGATACGGCGCACCATCCGGTGGCAAAAAGCCATCGTATACGTCATATCCTAATGCTTTGATCTCTGTAAGTAATTTTGTAAATAATTCTTGCTGCGGATCCATATATCACCTCACAAGTTCTTTCAAATCTTTTTCAAACTGCTTTTTCTGTTCCTCAAATGCAGGCTTCAAAAACGGTTGAGCTTCCATAAAGCGGGTTCCAAGCTCTACATAAGGTGCATACTCGGCTGTCGGCTCTACTGTGGCAGTCATTCCACCATCTGAAATCTCCAAGCCAATGTTGTTCTTAAGATTTCCAGTATCTACCGGAGCATTCCTCTGCGCTTTCTTTTGCATTTCAGAGCCATTCTTTTTTTACAACAGTCTTCACTGCGCTCATATCCATTCTCTTCTTCAAGCCTTTATTCAGCTTTGCAATTCCCTCAAATTTAATTTCTGCCACTTTGCACCTCCGATATTACAAACACATGCTTCGCCCGCAGTTTTCGCTCAAAATCCACTCTGTATAGGGTGTTACCTATCCGGATACGGTCAAACGTTTTTTTATAGTGCATCTGTAATCGCACCGTCTTACTTCCCTGCTTTATAGCACCGTACACAAGATTCATCGTATCCGTGCCGGTATCTGTAACACTGGCATGTCTTTTTTCTTCCAGTACAGTATCTTCTTTATAGTCGCCAGTAGATTCGTCATACTCCCCCGGCGAGACTGACTGGAAGAAGACTTCTGTATCACATCTCAAATAAACCGCACCCTTCCTCGTTTCGATTCTTTCTGCGAGTCCAAAAATGCTTGAATTTCGTCCATGAATCCATCAAAATCATTATCATTGTAGGACATGCTTTCTCCTTCGACACTATGAGCTGACATTCCCTCTGATCCCAAACGATTAAACCGGATCACTGCCACTTCCACGACAATGTGATTCATTTCTTGCGGTACTTCAATTCCTCCGAGCAGGAGCTTTAGCCGCCCCTGCACAGATCTAAGAATCAGTTCCAGTTTCGAATCAAGAGAATCATCCTCGATTCCCAGAAGCTTTTTTAAATCATCCAGCATACTCTTTACCCCGTAATAGTTACTTTTACTACCGCCTTTTTATTATCGTTCGGAATAAATTCTCCAGCCTTACCAGCTCCCTGCAAAGCTACACCGTCAAAATCCTCGGATTCGATTGTTCTTGCTGTGTTAATTCCAGTAAATGCTTTTGCAACTCCGGCAATATATGCATAGGCGCATTCTTCAGACTGGAATAATTCATCCGGAATCTCCTCTACAAGGAATCCCTTGAACTTCACAACTTCATTGCCATCAATGTTTACAGTAGAGTTTTTAGCAGACGTATTCAAAGGATGATCCGCAACGGCATTGTACAGATCGGAGCAAACCTTAATTTTTTTCGTTCCAACTGCTTCGATGTTGTTAAAATACTTAGACAGCTCATTAAACAGCTTTAATACATTGTCTTCTGTATAATCAGTAGCACTTAAAGTTTTTCCGGCAGATGTGGAAATAAATTTTCCGTGCTGCTTGTTAAACTGCTTTGTCTTAGCCCTCGCCTGCAGTTCCAAGCGATCTGCTACCGCAACGTCAAAATCATTGTTTACCGTGTGTCGGTCAATTCCCTCGTGGTAATTCCATCCCCAAGAGTAATTAACCGGCGTGTTCGCGTAGATAATCTCTTTTCTCTCCCCGAAACGGCTAGAGTTCCCTGTTCCCGTTCCAAACGCTTTCGTAGCTGTTTTATCGTACCCAGTTCCAACCACAACCGGAATGTCTGATGTTTTTACATAAAAGGCTGTTTCATTTTCTCTGACTCCATCCAGTACCTCAAGTTCGCCGACGAAAAAATCCGCGAAATAAGACATCTTTTTAAATACTACCTCCAAAAGGCTTTTAAACTCAAGTTGGTAGCTTCTTACCGGCATATCATTGTTGTCTCCTGCCGCAAATAACTGTAACATCATAAATTCTTTATTCTTCATCTTCACATTCTCCTTTATTTATACTTTGCAAGTCTCTTTTCGAATTCAGACATTGGACTTCCTGAGTTCGTCATGGTTTTTGGTGTAGATCCGGTTGCTCTGGCGATCTCGGCTTTCTTAAGCTGGGATTCCACGATTTTCATCAGAGTGTCAATTCTTGCATTGGTATCTGCTTCATCAACTCCAACAACAAAATCAAGAACATCCTGCGTTGCTTCGATACCTTTCTCCACAAGCACTCCTGCCGCATTTCTGGAAAGCTGATTCCTTACAGATTCTGCCTGCAATCTCTCATTTTCTTTTTTCAGCTTATCCATCTCATACTGCTGCTTCTGCTCTGCATTCATCTTCGCAACTTTAGCAGCTTCTTCCGCCTTTTGGTCAGCATCTTCCTGCCATTTTACCTTCGCATTTCCAAGCGCTGTTTCGATTGCCTTACTAACACGTCTATCAAACTCCGCTTGATTCTTCCCATCTTTTAAAAAGTCCTCAAACGTATTACCGGAAGTTCCCTGATCTCCCTCATTGCCCTGTGTCTCTTCACCGTTTGTGCCGGATCCATTGCTTTCTGCCCCAGTTCCTTCGTCTTCGGCAAATAACTGTAATGCCATAAATAATTTATTTTTCATGATTCTTCTCCTTCCGCCCCAGTCCATCCATTGTCCAGACCATTGCTTTAAAATATTTTCCGGTTCTTTACCGCCTGCCGGAAAAAGGCATAAAAATAACACATATCTCTATGTGCCAATGTCTTACTTATTCAATCTTCCCACACTTTACACAACGCCGCACATACCCCTTTGTAGCCTTGTCATAATGCTTACGGTACTTGTGTTTACAAAATCTCTGTTTCAGCCATTTAAGCATATTCTCCTCCTAAAGTAACGCCTGTACCTGCTCTTTCAAGCTCTCCGGTACATCATTAATCGTCAAGTGTCCACCTTTAATCCTGTTTGCTAAAAACTGTGCCATAATTTACACCCCCATTTTCATTGTTGCGAGAATCAGTTCCTGCACTGCTTGGTCTGTGACTTCCTGTGCCGTTTGTGTTGCTTTTAAGTCCTTTTGTAACTTTCCATAGGCGCTCATACCGTCATCCACTGCTTCGTATTCTTTGATTATATTTTCTTCTGTCTCTGTATATCCAACAAAGACAAGGTTACTAAATCCCTCCGGCTTCTCTTCCTTGAGTGGTTTGTAGCCCTCTTTTTTGATGGAGCTGATTCTCACAGTTCCGTTTTCCATGATTTTTGCATAGTTCATTTTAAATCTCCTTTCTGTATGTGAGTTTGATTCCACATGGCACTTCTCCGCTGTCTACCGTGATATTCGTTGTGCCATTATAGCTGTGCAGATTCCTAAGTTGTGTTTGTTCGGATTCTGAGAGCGGAGCGAATTGTGAATCTGTTGTTTCGTATATCACCTTATAATGCATATGTTCTTTGGCGGTCATTATTGTATCTGTATCTGACACATATATAACCACACTTTGTAACATCGGTTTTGGAACATAATGTATTTTGCTGTCTTTCGGGCACAATCCCGCTACTGAGTATATTTTGTTGTAATCGTAGTTAAACAATGCTCCTTGCAATGATACCGAAAAATACTTCTCTCCATCCTTGCCGTATATTGGTTCGCTATCTTTTACGAGCGCAGATAAGTCATTTACTATTCTGTGCTTATACAACCATCCAATCTGTCCGTCTTGCTCGACAAGTTTATCCCATTTGGTAACTGGACGGTCAGAAGTGAGTGTGAGGGCTTGCTCAGTGTAAAGTTCGTAAGGGGTAGGCTCACTCCCTATCTCCACTTGTAAAGTTTGGATAGTGTCCACAAATTTTTGAATGCCGCTTATTGTGCACGATAAATATATATAATCTCCTGCCGCTACGGCTGTATATTTTTTATTATTCAAGTTTGTTTCTGCGGAGTGGTATAGCCATGAGACGATGGCACTTGTCTCGGACTGTGTAATTCCGACATAAAAGCCTTTTCCTGTCGTTAGCTTTTCGGAGTAATAAAATGTAACTTTATTCCCTTTTCCAACACGGATTGGAAATTTTGCATAACCGTTTCCATCTCTGACTATCCAGTTTGTAATATCTCTTGCTTTTTCACGGTCAAACAGATTTTTCCCAGTAATCTTCAAGTCAAAAAAATATCCGTAAGGCTCATAATCTAATGTTTCCGATTCTGCCGCAATCATAATATTGTGGTCAGTCGTAAATGCTATGTTTCCACTTGCAGTATGTGTACTAAAAGATAATATATTTTTACCCTTTGCGAGTGTTATATAATAATTTGGGTTGCCTGCGTGCACTCTTATATATGGATTTGAATATGCTCCATTAGCATATGCTTCTGTAAAATATAACATTGTGTAATCATCATTGCTATTAAATGTAATACGATATTTTCCATCTTGCGGAACATCTAAAATAACAGTTCTATAATATATCTGTTTTTCATTTATCGTACCATCCTTTTGTACTTGTCCAACTCTTAAATCTGCTATGTTAAACAGATTCTTACTTTTCCGTCCTGCTGATTTAATCTCCTGCGGATTGTCCGGCGCTGGATTCTCGCCCTGCGTACTATTTCCAATCAATTCCAACCTCTCCAACGGCGCTTTTAAGCTGTTTGGAAGCACTAAGCTCCCTACCCCTTCCATCTCTACATTATCGTAATTTGGTGGCTGTGGAGGGGATACAGCACCACCTAGAGGGCATACCATATCAACACCGATGATTCCTGTTCCATCTACCATTTTAAGCATTGTACTTCTACTCCTTTTTCGCTGGTTGCTGTGGGGATGATTTGGACAATCTTTCCATCCTTATCAAAATACAATTTATCTCTTAGAATCACACACTGCGCTGTATTAGCGGGAATTAACATACTCTCCTCTTTTGTCGCACCATCCTTGAGACCAACATATACATCGCCATCCGTAAAATTCTTCACAAGATATGCGCTTCCCTCATGCGCAAATTCAAGAACTAATGCTTGTTCACTTACTGTCGCCACTCTGATAAAACTCTCTGCTTTGCTCATTTTCTCACCTCACTTTCACATGCTCCGGAAACTCTTCTACTATCTTACAAATTCCAATAAAAAAAGAATCTACCAAAATTTTCGATTTCTCTGATAAATTCTTTATTTCTAATTCAAATTTTCCCGGACATGCCGTGTATTCCGGCTTATCTTCGGTAAGTGCCTCGATACTATGCACCATTGTTTGTGTAAGAGCTGTAACAGCTGCACATACAATATCTTTTCCCGGCTCCGCATAACCTGCATGACCATTCAATGTTATTTTTTCTTCGTTTACATTTACTACAATCAAATAGATCAGCCTCCTAAATAGGTATAAAAATACCACCGGCCTTTTTGACTGGTGGTATCTATGATACTTTTTCGCTTATTTCTTCCCGAGTTACAGTTACAACCCGATCTTCAATTCCTTTTTTGTCAATTTCAAAGATGCAAGCTTCTCCATTCCCCAAGACTTCCACTACTGTCCCAGTTCGCCCATCTTTTAACTTATATTTCTCGTAAAGCTCAATCATAATCTTCTCCTTAATCATCGACATGAACTGTTGTTAATCTCATTTCTCCGCTATTTTTATCATCAATCCAAGCTGTCAATACTTTCGCCGTCTTTCCGTTAGGACCTACGATATTCATAACGACCTCATATGTCATTCCCCATCCTCGATTTCCTTTTTCTACAGCTTCATAATTCGGAAGATTCTTATTTATCTGCTCAATTAAATCATCCGCATTATCCATAGTGTAGCCGAGAGCTTTTTCAAAAGCCTTTGCTTTATTCGGATCTTTATCAGGATTCAGTGCATACTGTGTAAATTTAGCTTTAGGAATAACAGCATTCTTGTATCTTGGCAATTTCATTATACCAGAGGCAGAATCATTTGCAACAGATTTTCCATTTTTCTTCCATTCCTCAAAGTTCATCCCATGCTTAGAATACCCATCCAGCCACTCTCGATACTCTTTATCGTCCATATATGCTGCTGTACTGCACCGACAGCGCGGATGCATTGGATGTGCATTTTCTCCGGGCATCATTTTCGATACCTTAAAATGTTTTCCGTCTAAAGCCCGACAGATCGGGCAAGCGGTAGGCTCTGCGATAAACTCATACTCATCAAATCCATTGCGGATATAGGACTGCTTCTGCGCTTCTGCCTGCACCCTTGACAGTTCTGTTGCCATCAGTCGCTCTGCATTTTCCCGGCTTACTCCAAACAGCTTGGTAAGATGTCTTGCCAATACTCTTGGATTCTTGCCTTGTATCAGACCTGTTTGCAAGAGCTTCGACAGTTCCGCTTTCATCATGTCCTGATACATCCAAATGCGGTCCGAATACTTTGCATTGTGGAAAGAAGCATTCACAATCGAATGTGCCATCTTCGCGTTGTTCTGAACAGTCTTTCCGAGGATTCCTGCCTGTCGTTCAAATTCTTCCAGTATTTTATCTGTTAGAATTTGCTCAAAATACTTTTGCAGCTCATCAAATCCCCCAACAAGATGTATGCCGATATTTGCTTTCAGCATTTCCAATCGGTTAATCTTCATAGCTGCATTATAGAGTCGCATTTCCTCATTGGCTTCTTTCGAGAAATTCTTGTCCTTAACATACTGCGCCGCCTTCCGACTGTATGCATCAATATCCATTTTAGATACCCGCTTTTTTGCCTCTGCGATTGTGATTCCTTCTGCTTTTGCATAACGTGTATAGAATCCATTAATCTCTTTCTGGATTTCATCCATCATGTTCACATAGATTTTCTCAATCTCTTTTGCGTATTCAGCTTCATCCCTAATATTCTTCTTCCGCTGTTCATCTTCTCTATTCTTCCAGTACGTCCTGCTGTCCATCTACCGCACCTCCGAACATCCGCTTCTCTACAATCGTTTCCTGCTTCTTTTCTTCCTCTTTCTCCATTCGATCAATCTCCTCGGTAACGTCCTTTACAATCGAGAGGACCTGCAGCTGCGTTTCCTTGGACACGATGCTTTCAAGGGCCTGTGCTGTCTGCGCTTCTTCGAGGAGATTCTTCGGGATATTTCTACTCATTGTAAAGTCGATATCTTTCCATGCGTCCCGATCTGGAACATTCGTTGCAAGGGAGCAGAATAGCTTATATCGCTTTCTCATGGACTTTTCAACTTTACGGTCGAATGTCAGTGCAAGATTGCTCATAGACTGCAATTTATACGCAAGAGAGGTTCCGGAGGCATTTCCAAACGATTCATCTGAGATATTCGCTACCATACTTGTTTGATAGATTAAATTCTCAAGCCGATTCAAAAGATTCTCCTGCGTTCCATCTGCTGTGGGCTTGCCAAGAAACTGCACGATAATATCTTTCGCGTTATCCGTGCCATATAAGTTTATAATCCGATTGTCCCGAATCTTATAAACTCCCTCTTCATCCAGTTCAGCGCCGAGCACTGCGAGATATGCTTCAGCAAAAGAGTCCACGTCATTCGCTTTTTCTCCGATCACTCTGTTGTACACTTCTATCATGCCGGCGACTTCCTCATACAAACCGATTCTCTCATCGTTTAACAGGTATTCCACGCAATTAATGCGACCATAGGGATTCGGCGCACTCTCCTGCATCTTCTCTCCCTCAAATGGGATGATTTCTGTCCTTGTAAGTATCTCGCCATACCTTGTAACATTATCGTCTCTTTTTCCGTATCTGACAGCGAATAGCGCACGATTCTTTACAGTATCATCGTAGACGACAAATAGTTCTTTTGGATTACAGATCACTGTTTTTGTCTTTGCTTCTTCATCCTGGTAAAAATACTCAAAAGCATGTCCGTAGATGCAGCACTTCTTTGCAAGCTCGTACTCCTGGTCCGATATGTCATTATCCCGGTCAAATTCAAGAATCGCGTCCTTGATATTTGCATCCGGATGTGATTTCTTAATCGGAATCCCATAAGCATATCCTAAAAAAGTCTCAGTGATATAACGCGGGAAATTCACTGCCAGTCGGTTATCCGGCTTCCATTTTTCTTTTTCCGGTAAGCGGAAGACATCGTGAAATCCCTTATACAAATTCTCGAGATAGCTATATCTCTGCATTCGTTCTTCATGTTTTCGAATGTATTCATCCACTAATACCATATTGATTTCTTTGTCAGCGGAACATAAAAGAGGTTCCGGCAATTTGTATGGTCTTTTCCCATTCATTTTATATTCCTCCTCTAAAGGTCTTTAATTTCACTTTTCCCTTTCTCTCCTGCTCAATCGAATAGCGCAGCATTGCCATCGCATCATCAAAGAAATTCACTGGCTCGTCTGTAAAAGTGTTCGTCTTCTCATCTTTCCGCCATTTCCATTGCTGGATCTCCTTAATCGTATTTACGCAGGACGGATGTATATGGATTGTATGCTGCTTCAAGTAGTCAATCTGCGCTTTTACACTATTCGGCTCTTTCTTGACCGGACATGCTCTGTATCCCGCTTTCTGCCACATCCTAATTCTGTCCGGCTCAGCAGAATCGCAATACATAGTAATTCGCTTCTGAAATTTTCCATCAGCCAGCTGTATAATCTCGGATGTATCTTTTTCAAATACATACAACTCTCGGCACAAATAGATCTCTTCGTCTTTAAATCCTACCTCTCCGATGCAATTCGCATGATTAAATCCAAAGTCCTGCGAATTTACCATGTAATCAAATCGATCAGGGGATGTGTTAAAATCTTCGATTACATAATTTGTAAGGATAAGCCCCCCAGTCTCTCCCCATTCTCCGAGTCCATAAATTCGGTATCCATCCGGATCTCGCTCTTTACGCATCATCATGCGCCGATGGTACGCCTCATCAATAAAGCGGTTTTGTAAGTATGTTGACTGGTGTGTGTAAATATCATCGCTCTTAATATCAAAATACTTTGCTTTCAGCCAGTGCGTTGCCGACACTGGATTGAAACTGAATGTGATTTGATAATACAAAAATGGATTGAATGACAAATCACCTCTGAGTCGGTCATCGAGAATATCGACATCCGCTTCATAAAGCTCTGTTGCCTCTTCAATCCATATCCATGTTAATTTTCCAACATCAAATGTGATAGACTTTACTTTTTCTCGCTGTCCATCGTCTTTCATTCCTCGGAAAATCACTTTATTTCCAGTTACTTTAGAGATTAACTCCATTGGATTGCTTTTGATCTGCCAAAACAATCCTGCTTTATCTCCATATATTTTGTAGATCGCACTCTTTAACTCTGCATAGGTACTATCTTTGTTTGTTGTGTCTACTTTCCGAACGCACAATAGATTTGCACCTTTGTACTTTGGATCACCCAGCTTGATGATAAAATTCTGTGCAATGTTTACCGACTTTCCGGAACCAGCAGAGCCTTTCGCTAACCGGTATCGCTTCTTGCACTCATTAAACTCTTTAAAATTTCTGTTAAATCCTACATTAACTTGTTTCATCGTCATCACCGTAATCTACTACAATCTTCATGTCCATATCTCCTGCTACATCCAGCTTGTCATTCCACATGCCTAAATGTCTGCCGAGAAGTTCCAGAGCCTTCACCTTGTCGCAGGGCTTTTGCTCTAATCCATCGCGCCCCTTTTTAATTGTCCCGAGGGCTCGCTGCTGTTCTTCTGTAAGATTCTCTGTAAGCTCCAGTTCTACGGTCCGATACAGAATCGGTTCTCCGTTTTCTCCTACAAGCGGAACGATATTCCCATCCACTTCTGCTGTTGCTTGTTTTTCTACTACTTTTGCGTAATCAGCAGCATTGGAGAAAGCGATTGCAGCCAGTTCATTTAAAACTCGATCCTGCGTGATCTCCGTTCGCTTCTGCCGTTCTTCCATTCTTTCGGCAATATATTCTGCAACCTTAACATTTCTTAACATTCTTGCCGCTGCAGAGGCTGCTGTTTCAGTTTTTTTTACACTCGGATATGCAACGCGATAAGCCCGTGTGGCATTCAAATCAATCAGGTATTCATCTGCAAATATTTTCTGTTTCTCTGTCATAGGGCTCACCACCTTCCAATCTATTAATTTTCTAAGAAAAAAGAGACACCGAAGTGCCTCTTAAACATCCATTTTTGCTATAATATCTTCTACTATTGGAAGAAAATAACAAGCTTCTTCATATAGCTTGTGTATGTCATGTACTTTCTTTTTTGCTTCTTCTTTAATTTCTTCACCTTGCATTTTATCAGCCATTTTCATTATGTGAACGCTTTGATCAAATTTATTGATCACTTCACCCAAGTTATTATCCAATATACTTATATCTTTTTTATTTTTCAACTCTTCATTTGACAGCTCAAATTCACTATCCATCTTCACTGTTCTGCGCTTCACATCTTTCAATTCCCGAAAATAATTACATTGCTCTTCTTGAGACACATCTTTATCTTCTTTCATCTTTTCCAAAACTTCACAAATACTCCGCAAACGATTTTTTTCAGTCAAGAAATATCTCTCTTTCTCTTTTTCAATGTCTTTCTTCCGGTAATGTTTAGTCACTAATACACCACTAATCACACCGCTAATCACACCGCTAACAATTCCTGTTAACAACCCTATCAAAATGTTACATAAAATATCCATAACCCTCTCCTCCAGTTCTTAGTTATACACCAAATATAACATATATAACTATTAGATGCAAGTTTATTCTTTTAATCTATAGGACTACTGCATAACATAATAAGCAAAACCAAGCAACGTAACCAAAAGAAAGGAGGTTGCAGTAGTCCACAACAGGCGCAACCGGAATTGAACCGATGACATATGGTTTTGGAGACCATCGCTCTACCAACTGAGCTATGCACCCATAGGATGCCTTTTATTGACATCCTTTCCCCTATCCGCACTCGGGGACTAAAACACTAAATATAGACCATGTCTACTTGTTTACTTGGCAGATCTGCGGATATCTGCCTTTCGTGATATCACACCGTAGCACTTCCACGGCATTCCGGATTTTTAATATTTACCGTGATATGCTACTAAGCCATGTGTAGGAATCGAACCTACCCATCCATTCATGACATGCAAAACGCCCTGCAAAAGCGGGGCGCCTTAGTGAGAAACAGTGTTATAATCATTTTCCCTTTTCGGGTATGATACCATATTACCACTTTCAAAGCGGACAGTGGCGGACATTTACGAAACTTTTTCTAAAAATCTGTCATGTAACTTACGACAGCTGTCTTTCGTAAATGGAATTCTTTTCTTCGGAAACATATAATTCATCCTCATAGCTACCATTTCCCACGTCAGATTATCTATGTAATACAGTCTAAACATGCTCCTAAGCCTGCTCTTTTCTATCTGCTGTATGTATTCCTCTACTTGCGTTTGCTTTTCGAGCAGATCAGCTTCCAATAACTCTAGCTGTGCAATCTTTCTTTCATAAGCAGCCTGCTTCCGGATAATGGCCATAGTAGGCTTACCGTGTATCTTTACTGTCCGAAGTGGCTTTTTCCCTTTCTTTCCACAAGTCACAGAATCTGTAACAACTGTCTTGTTTAGCTTATCCAGTGCTTTCTTATCCTCTTGTATCCGTCTTCTAAGGTCTTTAATCTCTTCTTTCATATCTGCGTACTCGATTAATATCTGCTTGTCCACCGGCATCAATCCCCTTTCTCCATCTTCCCACTCAAATCAACTCCCCATTTTCTCAAACACTGCTTAACGCTATATTCTTGGTATGCCGGACGTTTAAATGCTTTTACGGCATTATCCGGTGCTTTATGACTTTCCATCTCGTCATAGCGCTGCTCCTGATCCATCTTCATTTGCCTGCGGTTTCTTCTATGGTCCATCTTTTCACTCCTTAATTACATGCACTGTTGGCTGCTCATCAATCATTTTCCTAAATGATTCTTTGTATTCTCTGACTACTGTTGATTGGCTTGGATCACCTATAATTGTGAGGAAGAAATTTCTCACTTCTTCATCTAGTGCATTCGCATCAATCAACCTCTTTCCGTGCATATCTGAAGCTTCATCCATGTGGGAACGGATAATCGGAATAATCGCATTATAAAAATTATCCGTACCATCTTCATATCCTTGCGAATAGGCATTTAGAGTCTCTTGCCTTTTGTTTTGTGGCGGATATTTTCCATACAATTTTTCCTTTCTGTTTCCATCTTTAATTTTCTTCATCTCTTCTAAAATCTTCTCTAGTACGTTCATTCTCTATTCCTCCAATAGTTCTCCGCAATACGGACAATATTTGATTCCAAATGCCACAGTTGTCTCTTTACCATAAAAGACCAAATACCATCCCTTGTACTCAACTCCGTGTTTCGTATCCAACACCATTTCTTGCACAGCCATTTCTTCATCATTGTAATTTTGCGATGAAAGACTTTTGCATTCATGTTCATTTATGACTCTCATCACTCTACCTCCAACAACTCTGGATTATCAAAAATATTTCCAAAAGCCCTATAATCATGTCCACACAATGTTACACCATCACTTAGTCCAATTGGATACTTCGCTCCGTATTTAGGTTTAATCGGCTCTACCCCAAAATCTGCGAACTCATTTCTCCATACAACTTGATACAATTCGTATCCTTCTGTTCTCTTAAGACATTTTACAATATCATTCTCCCAAATCTTCCGACCGTTCTTGTCGGTAAGTCCTGTGTATTGGCAGAGAGTATCTGGGTCAATCAAGTCATTAAATATATTAGTTCCATTACAAATCAGATGTTTTATCGGTTTACCATCTTCTGTTAGCGGATTGGTAATATATGTATACTAACCTTCTACCCATTCTCCATTATCTATTCTCTTTGCTTTAAAAAGGATTTCTCTTTTCATCTTTATTTTTCACCTCATAAAATCAATTTAAAAATTCAATTCCAATCCCATCCGTAATATAATAAGCTGTATCAATATCCATGTGTTCACTATATCCCGTAATTGTTCCGTTATCATACGCTTTTTCTACGATTAAGGTATCTAAATAACGTCCTGCTGGGGTTGTGATCTTAATACGGCATCCGTCTTTAGTCTTGCATTTGCTTGCAATTTTAATTAAAACTTCAACCATCTCCTCTTTCATTCTTCCACTCTCCTATTCCATGTTCCTCTAGCCGTAGATTCTAAAGCGAAACTTCGCGTTGCGACTCCGCATTCCTCACAGTACACAAAAGCCGAAATAACTTTTTCATCAAATCCGTAATTGATTTTCAGTATCGCTTCTCCACCACAAAACGGGCATTTCTTTAGTTCCTCCATTCTTTACATCCTTTCCTCCCACGATCGCTCGCATCTCGCATTTTGCGTATTCTTTTTATCGCTTCTCTAACTTTCTTCGCGTCCATTTTCTACCTCACTATTCATCTGCAATAAAATCTTTAATATGCATTTGTCCCGGAACATTTTCATCTCCAATCCACCAAGCAAACACATCTTCACCTGTCTTCCATGTATTCTCTTTCCCTCTTCTTTCACGCTCTTTCAACATCCTCTCGAATGCATGTATGTATAGCTTTTTATATTGCGGGAAATCCTCAAACTCTCTTTCCCTCTTCTTTCCTGCCATCGGACAGCCTATGCACCCAACACGATCATATCCGCATTGGTATAGTTCGCATGTTTCTATTTTCTCGGAACTTATATATTCCCAGACATCTCTGTGCGTCCAATCGATAATAGGATTCACGACCATCTTATTCTGTTGCATACATAGCTCATTCATTCGTCTTCGCTTATCGTTGTCGTTCATCAACATTGTTATCGTGAATTTTTCCTTGTCTTTCTTTTTGTTTGCTATTTTCTCAAACTCTTCTCTTTGCATTCTAGCTGTGCTTTCATCCCATCTTACTCCAGTTGCAATATACCGATTGGCGCATCCGGTTTCTTTCAAAACAGAGCAGCAATATCTCACTAACCTTGTTGGTGGCATCAACTTTTCTGGAATCAGCTTCCACATACTTGTTGGTTCGCCCTTATATGTAGGTATTTCAATTTCGCACTTGATTCCTTCTAGTTTCAGCTTTCGGAACACTTCTCTGATATGTCTTACAGTCTGCGGGGCATCCGCAGTTGTATGGCTGTTATGCACTTCGAATGGAATCCCAGAACGCTTAAACAACTCCAGCAGCACATCACTGTCCTTTCCGCCACTATATGCGCATACCAATGGTTTTTCGTAATGATGCAAACTCATTTCGGATGCTATCTTAATTCTTTCGATTGCCTTTTTTTCTTTATCCATTTATTCCTTCTCCGCTACGAATTGCCCGCATCTTGCCTTT